TGGACATCGTTTAGATCAGATCAAGGAACACTTCGTGGTATTGCTAATAATTTTGTTAATGGTCAACATTTTATAGATGATACTGCTCCATTTGTTGTTTATGATAATCCAGTTCCTGCAAATAGAATAGTTATCAAAATGCAAACAAATGTAGGCTCCGTAGACTTGGGTCCGTTCTCAAACTCCTCTGGTTCTTTTTCAGATCCTTTGTACGGAGATGCTAATAAAACTACTCCAGTAAAATGGAAGATTCAGTCTTTGCAAGGAAATAATTGGGTAGATATAATTAATTTTAACTCAGGAACAACAAGAAGAAGTGGCTTCCCAATAATTAATAGTGATGGATATGTTGAACTATCTTACGGATTAAAGGTTCCTGATAAATATCGTGATGTATTTGTTAGGGCTGAAGAGTACTCAGATGTTTCTTTTAAACCAGAAAAATCTGTTAATGGATATGCATATTTAATTAAATCAAATCCTCAAGATTTAGGCGAGTACCATATTTGGTTTAACAATCAATGGGAAATTTTTATACCAGAGTACGGTTGGTCTTTAGAAGAAGAAACTGTAGATAGACTTACAAACTTTGTAACTGATTTTGTTAGCCCAGTTAAGTTTACTTCAACCTCTGACGGTAGAGATATCTATAGAGAGTTTGAGTTTATAAAGGGACTAAGAATAGTAATTGATACAATGAACAAAGTAAATTCTACTTTTGACTTAATTGAACTATCACCAAGACTTAGTGCAGACATTACCGATAAGGTTGTGGCCTTCAATGTGTCTAAAACAGCGTCAGACTTAGGAACAAGCGGACTGCCAGTTGGTCAACTACTGGCCTCTAATGGTACATTAAATATTTTTGATTACGATAATTCATTTAACGAAAACAATACAGAAAGCATTATAAGAAATTATATATCAAACAATATACAGATAAAGTTTTATGATATTACTGTTAATGTAAATGGCTATGATTATTTTGTTCCTATTAAAACTATGTACTCAGAAGGGTTCCCAGCAATTTCACATTCTGATAAAAAAGTTGACATTAATCTTAGAGATTTATATTTTTATTTTGAATCAATTAAAGCACCAGAAATGTTAGTAACAAATGTTTCTCTTAGTTATGCTATATCATTACTATTGGATTCAGTTGGGTTTTCTAATTATGTATTTAAAAGAATAGAAAATGAAAAAGAATTAATGATTCCATTTTTCTTTATTCCACCAGATAAAACTGTAGCAGAAATATTAAATGATTTAGCAATATCTACTCAAACCGCAATGTTTTTTGATGAGTACAATAATTTTGTAATGATGAGTAAAAACTACATGCTACCTTCAAATGATGAAAGACAGGTTGATATTACTTTATACGGATCAAATGATTTAGTTAAGGTTGGCCCAAAAGAAAATGTAAATACTCAAGAAAAAATATCAAACATTATAGATATTTCATCAGAAGAAAGAAACATTTATAATGATGGAGTTATTAACTATAACACAAGATACATACAAAGATCTTATGGAAGTATAAAGCAAGCATCTATGATTGATAATGAAGTTGCTGCAAAAAATTGGATATATAAGCCAGCCCTGCTATGGGAAATAACTGGAGATCAAAATGTCAGATCTATAAATAACGAGGTATCTAATCAATCTGCGTATAACTTATCTGCAATACCACTTAACTCTAATTTGTCAAATCAACCACCATCTGTGGTTGGGAATAGATTAACAAACAACGTAATTGATTTAGGAGAGGCTGTTTATTGGTTGGGAAGATATAATGGATATTTTTATGCCAACGGAGAAATAATTAAGTTTGATGCAGTTCAATATAGCATTCCAGGTGCACAAAAAAATATTTTAAGAGAAGAATCAGATGGCAAGTTTTCATATACTACAGAAACTGTCGGGGCAATAGGAAATGTATGGATTAGCAGTAATCAAGAATATCAAGATTACATGTCTAAACTTACCTTTAATGGAAAGATATATCCAACTGGTCTTGTAAGAATTTATGCTGAACCAAAGTACGAGGTTATTAATGGTATAACGGTTATGAAAAATGGAGACGTTGCAAGACATGGTCGTGGTCAGTTTGGTACTAACATTGTCTCCCATGATGCTGGTTTAAATACATATTGGAAAAATGATACCTATGTTCGTGGATTTAATATGCTTAGTTATAAGTTATTTGGTTTGCGCCCTGGAGATGTTTACACACAGCAAGAAATATTAGAGGAAGATTTGTCTGTAACAATACCTGGTTCTCCAGATCCAGCAAAAGCAAAACTAAATACAAGAACTGGAGTAATTAAAAACTTTTTATCTTATTCATATTTAAATGAATCTGAAAACAATACAAATAGATCAACACAGGCAGGATCAGTTCAGTCGTCAGCACTGGTTATGACTGGGCCATCTTTCAGCCAAACAGAACCAGCGTTAGACTTTGTTTCGTATCAATACAAGTCTTTGGATAATAAATACAAGCATTTTGGTACAAGAATGCGTATTATCGGAAAGGTAGAAATAGGAGACACAAAGGAACAAACACCAGTTAACGCAGTTTCATATTATGTATTATCTGGAACACAACCAAACCAGCAATTAAATATTTCTGGAGGGTCTGGAGGAATAGCGGTTATGCTAAATCCAGATACAAATGTAGGATATTATTTTGAAATTGTTGCACTAACAGAAAAAAATGTAAGCGAATATTCTTCTGATGTAGACAATATACATAACGTAATTTTTTATAAAGTTAAAACTGATTCAAATGGAAAAGCAGTTCCAATAAAGTTATGGGGTGGACTAAGCAACATTATCATTGATGATGGTAAGTTTACTGGACAGGCAAGAATGATGGGAGAGCAAAATCCAACTGTGTATGATCTTGCTGTAGAGTATCAGGACATTGGCTCCGTAAGAAGATTTTATTTATACATTAATAATAACCTAGTTAAGGTTGTAGATGATCCAAGACCATTGCCAGTATATAATAACATTGCATTATTTGTGCGTGGTGGCTCAAAGTGTATGTTTGAAAATGTATATGCACTTGCTAATAACTATAGCCAAAATACATCTTTTTCTTTAGAGACTCCAGTCGCATCAGCATTTGGCGATGAGCATATTGATGCAAACGAATCATTTAGAAAATATGCTATGTCTGGAATGGTGCAGTCAACATATCTATCAGGAATAAATACTGGTCAACCACCATCATTTAATATTTATTTTGATGAGTTCGGAACTATTATGAGAGAGGCAGCATATCTAAAAGTTAAATATGATAAGGCCTACCCAGCAATATATGCACAACTATCTCCTACCTTTAATAGAATAAAAGGTTACACAGTATCTGGTTTTAAAGCAGGATCTTACGGGGCAGAATTTTTAATATTTAATGCAACAGATACCTCAATCAATCTTGACGAAACAAGCGGTAACTATCTTAGAATACAAGGCATAGCCTTTACTCAAGAATCTAACAATCAACTTACCGTTGATTCTTATTTTGCTAAAAATGCTAATTTTTCAGATCCAGTTATTGGAAAAGATGGAACAATAGTTTCTCCTTTAAAGGCTGCAATAGACTATGATAAAATAAAAACTAGTAGGCTCACCTACGGCAAAAAAGAATTTTCACTAGACCCAGTCTATGTTCAATCTAACGATGATGCAAACGAATTAATGAGTTGGGTTATTAATAAAATTTTAAGACCAAGAAAAAATGTCGGGGTAAAAATATTTGCTAATGCAACTATTCAATTAGGAGACTTAGTAAACATATCATATAAAGATAATAGTGGAACTGATATAATAGCATCTGAGGATACTAAGTTTGTTGTATATCACATAGAGTACAATAAAAACTATGATGGCCCAGAGATGACTGTTTATATGAGTGAGGTTTAATATGACTACTAGTAGCACACCCAATCTTCCTTCATCCAGCCCAACCCCAAAACCAAAAACTTCAGATGTCAAAAGTGCTACACCAGATATTATTCTATTTGACGATGAGTCAACGCCAATAGAAATAATGACAGACCTAATATTTGAAAACATAGGTGGACAAGAATTAATAAATATATTAAGATCCGACATTATTAATGGTCAGAATGTGACTTATCAACCTATTAAAAATTTAACTAACTTATACTTTCAGTATAACCCACAAAATATTTTAGCACTACAAGATACAGATTTTAACTATTTTAAAAAATTCCCAATTAACTTTTCGAGCAAAGTTCCTATATGTGGTACTGGACCAGACTGCTCAATAGTATATATAGAGGCAGAAACTGGCAATCTGGTTATTAATGTCGTAAATATGGCTAGGGATGAGCAGGTTGAAGTTTCTATAATTTCTGACGGGGTTGTATTAGATGATACAATATATGAGGTGTAATTATGATTACTAACATAGGAAAAGGCATATTAGCCAAGTATTTGATAGGCCAGGCTCCCGCCTATGCCTCATATATAGCAATTGGTTGTGGATCAAAGCCACTGGCAAGCAATCAGCCTTTTGGAGATTATTCCTCAAAAAAATCTTTAGACTTTGAAATGTTTAGAGTACCAATTACTTCAAGAGGATATGTTAATGAAGGCGGAGTAAATAAGATTGTTTTAACAGCAGAACTTCCTACAGACGAAAGATATGAAATTTCAGAAGTAGGAATATATTCTGCAGGCGCCAATCCATCGGCTGGAGCATACGACAGCAGATCCCTTTTTGCTTTTACTGTAAACGAAAACTGGGAATATCATAATCAAACATCTGCAACAGAATTGCCAGTAGTTTACGAACCACTGGACGGCATTAATCAAGATAACGTTATTAATCAAACCTATGAAGCATTTCAGACTAACTCTGACAATAGATTATTTACTAATACAGACAGAATTTCAAGATATGAAAGAGCAAGGTTTTATAATAATATAGTTATGCTTAGAGGAGATATTTCAGACTTAGAATTATCTGGAGAACATCTATCTATTAATGCTGGATCAAATCACATACACTTACTAGGAACAGCATTAGATTTTAATCAAAATGCTCCTACCGATGAAATTAAACTAGCATTTAGTATTATTAATAAAGATCCAGATCCATCTATTGTCCCAGATGAGGTAAGAATATTATTAGAGTTTGGAGAAAGCGATACTGCTGGTGTTGGAGAATGGGCTAGATTTGAAATTGTAATGTCTGATGATGATTATGATTTTGCAAATCAAAGATATTATGTAATTACAAAACAATTACAAGAATTATATAAGAGCACTGGTTTCACATGGAACAATGTAAGTATTATTAAAATATATTCTTCCGTAATAAAAAATGGATCGCCTTCTGAAGATTTTTATGTAGGCTTAGACGCAGTAAGATTTGAAAATGTATCAACCACTAATCCAATATATGGACTTACTGGCTATACTGTATTAAAAAATACAAATGCAGAAACTATTGTTAAGGCAGCAAATACAAGTAACTATATTGAATTTAGGTTTGCCATGGACGTGCAATAATGAGTACGCCAGATCAAGGTATAAAAAAGATTATAATTCCAAAGTCTGAACTTCCAGGATTTTTAGGCAAAAAAATTATAGACCAAAATGATAATTTATTAGAGATAAATAAATATATACTAAGATATAGATTTATATCAGAGGATAAAAATAGAACATCACATTGGTCTCCAGCATACAAGATTAACGCTCAAGATACAGCACAAGAAATTTTAAACAGCATGATAGTAAACACAAATGATAAAATTATAAACCTAGTTTGGCAACCACAAAACAATGTTTCAGAATACCATATCTATGTTTGGTGGAATAATGATTTAGACGAAAACGGCGATCCAGATTGGCAGTATTATGCTGCAACAACAAGCACTAATTATTCTATCGTGTATCCTACATCAAAAACATACGTTAAGGTTGCGGTTCAGGTCAAGACTATACCACTACAAAGATTTGTGTCTGCAACATTATTTGAAAACGAGGGTAGTCTGATATAATTAGACAGGAGGAATAATGGCAAAAATACCATCACCAGAACCAGGGCAACCAATAGATGTATCTTATATAGATCAAATAGTTCGTGCTATCAATGATTTATCTGTTCAAGTTTCACCTGCTATATATAAATATGTTACAGTAGATGTTCCAAAATTTCAGTCACAAAGTGCAAAAATATCAGAGACAAGAATAATTGCGGGATACGTTGATGTTGTTAAAAGCAGCAATCAAAGCGTAGGAAGTCAGCAATCTTTTTCTTATCAATTTAAACCAGAATTTAAATATCCACCAATTGTTACTGCCACACCAATTAATATAGGTGCAACAGAGGCTGGTAAAAATGTAACAGTTGTTTTAAAAGAGCCTACGACATCAAGAGTAGATGGAGTAGTTAACTTCAACTCACCTGGAGAGGTCTCCATAGGTGTTAATTTAATTATTGTTGGTATACCTAATTAATGATAACATGCAAAAAATGTTCAAGAAAAATGATGATAGACAGAATTTACAACTCTGTTTCTCATTTAGAAATTTATTGTTTAATGTGTGGATCAAGAAAGTTTTTTCATCCGCCGTCTGATTCGGAGGAAGGTAGATGGCTACTCGCAAAGGAAATAGAACGAGCGAAGAATACAATGTCGCTCCTGTAATACCAGGAAATAAAAAGGTATGGTTTTTAAATAATGACCTTGTTAGGATTGTGCATTATAACAGATCTAATGGCATTATGTCAATATATAATATAACAAAAGATAGATTAGAAAGTTGTTTGATTAGTGATTTTAAAACTAAAAGAGAACGAGCATATACTGTAGGAGAAACTGCTGATCTTGTTAATAGACATAAAAAGTATATGCCTTCACTAATGAAGCGTGGTGTTATTCCATTCCCTACTGGATCTCAAAAAGGCGGGGCACGTGGATGGCAAGTAAGATCATACTACGCTGAGTCGCAAGTAAAAGAGATACGTGATATACTGGCTACGTATCATATTGGTAGGCCAAGAAAAGATAATTTAATAACAAACGATATTACTCCCACAAAGGCTGAGTTGACGAGACGAATGGGAGATGGTATACTTACATATACGAAGACTGAAGATGGTAGATTTATACCAATTTGGTCAGAATCAATATAATAGAAGGGTATGAAATGGAAGACACTAAAGTATCAGTAACACTTGGATACACATTAAATCTTGGAAACTTTCAGTCACTAAGGATAGATCTTGGTGTTGTAGACTCAAAGCGTGATGCTGAGAATACAGATCAAGCATTTGAGCGTGTGTATAAGTTTGTTGAAGATAAACTAGCAGCAAAAATCTCAGAAGCAAAGGTTGAACTAGAAGAAAGCAATTAGTGTGACAGACAAACAGAAGCGACTGGCTCTGTTGAGTAGGTTTGATAAACACTATAAGTTTAAACTAGGACAGAAGCCACAGTATAATAAGTGGATTGAGCAGTGGTCTGCTGATGCCCTTATAGAGTCATACACTATTGAAGTTTGCTATGACTTATTAGAATATTATTTTGATGTAACAGAAAACCCCACATGGAATCATTTTGCTTATGTGGCACATGATATACTGGAAGCAAAAGAACAGTATGCTAAAGATATAAAAGAACGAGCAGAACGTAGAAAAAAGGCTAAGGAGTGGTTGAGT